GAAGATTATAAACAAGGATTAAGAAGAATGAAATCTACTTTAATGAATCCAACACCTAAATATATTTCAACGGATCATATTTAATGGCAACACAACCATACGCATTAGCATGTGAAGGAGGACTAGACAAAGCTTCTAGTTCTTTTGAATTACTTCGTAGACCCGGAGCAGCTACAAGGTTAAGAAACTTTGAAGTAGATATTGCAGGTGGTTATAGAAGAATTAATGGCTTTTCAGTCTTAGGAGGAGGAAGTGCTGCTAGACCTAATAGTACAAATGATATTTTAGGATTACATGTTTATGCCGATGGAGTTATAGCTTGTTCAGGAACTAATATATATTTTAGTTTAGACGGAACAAGTTGGTTACAAATTAATAGAGATAGTGTAGCAGGTGGAGGAGATAACTATAGTACGTTTACAGGACGTAGTGCATTAGCAAGAACATCACAAGGTAAAGCACACTTCGTAACTTACGAAGGTGACACAACTTATGGAGAAGTTATAATTACAGACGAAGGATCAGGTGTTAAACCTTTTTACTTCAAGATGACAGGAAGTGGAGCATTAAGTGATAGAACTTATTTTGCTAAAGAGATTACAGTAAGTGGATCACACTATCCTAAGTTCTGTACAATACATGATAAACATTTAGTAGTATCAGGAGCAGCCACATCACCTAACACAATTTATTATAGTGGTACAAGTGATATTGATGATTTTAGTTCTACAGGTTCAGGTAGTATTGTATTAGATGATCAAGTAGTAGGATTAAGAAGCTTTAGGGATGATTTAATAATCTTTTGTAAAAACAGTATTTATAAATTAGTAAATATAAATAATTCATCTACAATAGCTGTACAACCAATTACACAAAACATAGGTTGTTTAGATGGTAGAAGTATTCAAGAGATTGGTGGTGACTTAGTATTCTTAGCACCAGATGGAATAAGAACATTAGCAGGTACAGTAAGAATTGGTGACGTAGAATTAGGAACAGTTAGTAGGTCTATACAACCAATAATGAAAGACATTGCTGATAATATTTCAAGCTATAATATAAGCAGTATTGTTATTAGAGATAAATCTCAATACCGCTTATACTATGGATCAAGTTCTACAGGAACAGCATCAGAAGGAGTAATTGGAACATTAAAAACTAATGAACAAGGCTTTACACAATTTCAATGGTCTGAAACTTTAGGAATAGATGCAAGTGCAGCAGCAGCTTCAGGATTTAATTCAAGTGGAGTTGAAAAACATTATCATGGAGATTATAACGGATACGTGTATAACCACGATACAGGAACTAGTTTTAATCCTGCAACAGTTGCAACTAATATTAATGCCGAGTATCAAACACCTGATTTAGATTATGGAGATTTAGGAACACTTAAAACATTAAAGTATGTAAAATTATCTGTAACACCAGAAGGAGACATTGCTCCAAGTTTTAAAATTAGATATGATTATGATAATACAGATACACCACAACCTGCAGATTATACATTATCAGTATCTAAACCTTCGTTGTTTGGAAATGCAACATTTGGTACATCAGGTGGTTATACGTTTGGAGCACCTTCTGATCCGATTACTAGACAAACTGTAGAAGGAAGTGGACATAGTAATTACTTTAGAGTTTTTAGTAATGATCAAAATGATCCTTATACAATTAATGGCATATACATAGATTACGAACCTTCAGGGAGACAATAAAAATGGCACAGAGTTATACACGACAAAGTTCAATGAGTGATGGTGATACTATCACAGCAGCTTTATTTAATGATGAATATAACCAATTAGTAAACGCATTTACTTATAGTTCAAGTAGTGCTAGTTCTACAGGGCACAGGCACGATGGAACAGCAGGACATGGTGGTAATATCCATACTATAGGTGATTTAGATTTTTTAAACAAGATAGTTGCAGACAGCACAAACAATAGATGGGGATTCTTTGTAGAGGTATCTTCAGCAGCAGTAGAACAAATTAGAATACAAGATGGAGCTATTGTACCAGTAACAGATAACGACATAGATTTAGGCACAAGCTCATTAGAATTTAAAGATGCATACTTTGATGGAACAGTAACTACAGACTTATTAACAGTTTCAGGAACAACAAACCTTGATGGTGCTATTCAAGTAGATAATACAATAACTGTTGGTGTAGATGATACAGGATATGATGTTAAATTCTTTGGTGATACAGCAAGTGCTTACATGCTTTGGGATACATCAGCAGATGATTTAGTCTTAGCAGGTGCAGCAGGTTTAGATGTTGCAGGTGATATAGATGTTGATGGAACTTCTAATTTAGACAATACAGATATAGATGGAACATTAGCAGTAGATGGAACAACAATTTCATTAGACGCAACAACCTCATTAAATATAGATAACTCTAATACTTCAAATGGTATTACTATAGGTACTGCAACATCAGGTGTACCAATTTCAATAG